GCATGTTCACCACCTGAGTTTGTGGTGGAGAACTTCTCTTTACCTCTACCAAGTTGTTGGACATATGCATCGGTCATGTATGAAGTTGGGTTGGTAACACCAGTGTTATCATCCAACTTACTAAGTGCGTTAGACCACTTTTCAAACGCCGTTCTGAGTCTGAAGTCTTCATCATTGATGACTGTAACAGTCCAATCAGCGAATGTCTTATCACCAGCAACCTTCAGATTTCTACCTCTGAAAGGAACGTTAATAGCTGCAACGGTGGAAGCTGGAAGGTTGGCAGCCTTACAGAGGAACTTGAAAGTTCCATTCTCACCGTTTTCACCTGAGTTCCAAGAATCGGACACTGATGAAGGGAACGAAGGAATTGATACTTCAAACAGATTGGGGCGGGCTGCACCACCCGCCAATTTTGATTTAAATTGAGAAATGGTTCTTGCTTCAGCCATTTTTTTAGTACTCCTTTGTTAGATGGTTATTATTGTAATGATCAGCCACGACCAGCAACTTCAGAGAACTGAACACCAGTTCTTGTAGCGATGAATGTGAGTGTAACGAAGTTAATTGATTTAGTTGGCTTCAGGTAGATGTCTGCCCTAAACTCATTGTTATCAATTACATCAGGAGTATTGTTGGTTTCATCACAAACGATGAGGAAGTCATAAACTCCTCTCTTAGCTTGAACATCTCTCAGATAAGGTTCAACGATATTCACAAAGTTGGATCTTGTGTTACTATCGTTCAGTTCAAAAAGTTGTGAGTTTGCTGCTCCTTCCAGGGCCTGTTCAACTGTGAGGAACAGTCTTCTTACGTTGATTCTGTCGAATGCAGAAGCGTAACCAAGACCAGTCTTATCACCGAACAGGATAATTCCACTACCCTTTTGGTTGATGATGGAGTTGATTCTTGCAGGATACAACTGATCTCTCTGAGCCTTTGTTGGGTTGTAAGCCAACTTGATAGCGTTATTCAGAGTACCTCTTTGTTGTCCAGCTGGTGAGAACCAAGGATAAGAAACAAGGTTTGTACGAGTCATGAGACCAGCAACGTCTCCGTTAGTTGGAATGTATCTGAACTCGTTATTGAATCTATCGTAAGTATACTTGTAACCACTATCAAATACGGCGTATGATGAAGAAGTAAGTGGTGCGTAGTATCTCAGGAGGTTAGTTGTTGCAGTTGTTGAGTTAGTAACGTTAACAACATTTGATCTATGTGGTGAAATAGTCGCCACACAATCCTTTCTCGATTCCGCGATAGAGATAACCTTATTAGCCTTGGCTTGTGATTGTGATTCATCAGAACAACCAGGACCCATGATGATATAATCAACTTCAATCTCGTCTTTATTAGAGAACAAGTCGTAAGCTGTGTTGATATCACCCAGAGTTGCCAACATTCCACCATTTGCGGAATAATCAACACCACCACCAAACAGATAACTTACCGAACCAATTGAACTGAAGGTAACACCTTGAGCTTCTTGACCCCAAAGACCAGCACCAGTGGTAATAGGAGTAAAATCGGAAGAGAATCCAGATGCCAGAGGTGAAGTTCCCCAGTATGAATCAGTTCCTTGTGAAGGGTTCTTACCAGCGTAAATGTAAGCTGAGTTGTCAGCAATAAAACTCTTATAGTAACTCTTAGTTGGTGAATCACCATCAGCAGTCGCGTCAGATGCCTTGGAAAGATTTAAGAACTTCTCAAGAATATTACCCTGAATACCAGTTACTGAACCAGTATCGTCAACAACTACAACGTGAATACCATCGTTCTTACCATTTCTCTGTGAAACATAGTTTCCAGTTAAAGGTCTTGGAGCGATTGACTTCCAGAAGATAGTCGAGTTGGTCAAACCAAGAGTTTGTTGATCATACCAGTCAACGGCCGTTGTAGCTGATTGTGAAGTACCTGTGTTTATACCAGAGTTATTAACAAAGTTGATTGTGTCAGAAACTTGGAAAGAAGCAGCTTCATTACTTTGTTGATAAGTAACTGAGGTTTCAATACCACTACTTACTCTAGAAGTGATCTTAACATCAATCGTACTAGCACCAGAAGAGGAAGTTGTAACACCAGTGATAATACCCTTCAGGAAACCAGTGTAGGTTGAAGTTGAACCAGCACCAGGAATGACAACACTATCTAGAGTTGCAGTAACACCGTAACCAACAATAGCACCAGCAGCACCAGGGTCAGTTGTATTGATTCCGATTGTTTGGTCAGCTGCGTTATCGATAACACAAACTCTCAGGTTATCGGCCCACTTGCCAGGGTTCTTGGCTGCGTAGTTGAAGGTCTGATCAGTTGTGTGATTAGCCTGGTAGTCGTCGTAATTATCAATTCTGAGTGAAGAAGTTGATGCTGCACCAGCTCCTGCATTTGAATTATTGAGAGTAGATCCACCAACTCTTGCAACTTTCAGAACACCACCGTATGACAGGAAGGATGAAGCAGTCATCCAGTACTCATACTGCCTGTCAGTGGAAAGAGGCTTACCAAAAGTACTGATTAATTGTTGTTCTGTCTGAATATCAACTGCTTCATTTACAGGTCCAATCTCAAAAGGACCAGCAATAGCACCGATATTATCGAGAACATTATCAGCTCTCCCTACTGTTAAATCAACTTCTCTGACCAATAAGCCAGGAGATAATTGAGGAGTCGCCATTTTTTTCTCCGTGATCTCAGTTTATCTGAAAATATTTATGAATATGGGTCTTTTCAGTGGGGAAACAGGACGTGTTCACCAATCTGGATAGTCCCAGTCTACAAATGGATCTGTTTTCTTCTTATGTTCTCTAACTCTACTGATAGTGCACTCCTTACACTCATAAGAATATGATGATGCCACTGGTCCTCTATCCTTTCTGGTTCTATAAAAACCTTCTATCAAGTTTTTTGTTTTACCACAGGTTCTACACTTCCTGTCATTCAGAAGTAGATGACCTAGTTTAATCTGACCATCTAAATCCATCAGTAATTCCAGAGTTCCCAACCACCGGCAGTGTTACCATATTCGTCCATCTGATGAGCATACCATCTATCACCATCTTCATCTACAAAGTTATCAGTTCCTAAACCATCATCTAGGAAACCGAATGGTGCCATATCCTGTTCAATTTGATTCTTCTGTTCTTCGTATAATCTCTTACGAACATCCTGGTCAGTTAGTTCTTTAAAGTAGTCTTGTGCAACTAGCCAGGCGTAGATGACCAGACACATTGCCAAGTCATCATTACAACCCTCTTCTGCTTCAAAGGAGTTATGTTTCTGAATAAACGTAGTCAATTCTGAGATAGTGTCATAGTCACAAAGGAGAAGTTTATCTTCCTCAATCAAAGTTTTCAGGTTAAATGAACCAACCTTCTTTACAGTCTTGGACATCTTGACACCTAACTGTGTCTTCTTACCAGAGAAACCCTGACCAACAATCTGACCTGCACGACCTCTCATTGAACACATCAACAGGTTCTGATACTCAAGGTCGTACTGAAGAATAGATGCCACCTGATCACCAACGTCATTAACCTCACACAAGATAAAGGCTTCGTTGAAATTCTTTGCTACCTCATAGATTACACTAGGAAACAACATCGGTTTGATAGTATTATCTCTATACTTTGCAACTACTTTGTGGGGGAATGATGTGATATCAACAACCATGAATGCAGAGTAGTCATTACCAACACCTCTTGCAACGTCAACTGATATTACATAGTCATGATCTTTTTTTGGAGTTTCATATAAATCCAGTCCAGCATTTCTCTGGATAGGATTCTCATACACCATTGTCTTCAATTTAGACGGTGCAATCAGTGTATCAACTGATCCTAAGAACTCACACTCAAACTCAACCTTGAACTGTGCTTCTGATGTGTTCGCAATTGTAGTCTCTTTCCACTTCTCATCTCTTCCTGGTACTTCTGACCAGTGAACATCTGTTGGTACATATTCATTCTTACTCTTCTCCGCATCATGCCACATACGGTAGAAGTGGTTCATACCATGTGGCGTGGATACGATGATTACTTTGGTGTTTTTACCAGAAGTAATAGTAGGATAAACAGATGCAAAGAACGAGTCAGCAACGTGATTTGGGACGAACGCGAACTCGTCGAGAAAGAGGATGTTGAATGACATACCTCGGACAGCACTTGCAGACGTAGAAGCTGCCAATATCTTA